CAACGAAGGATTTACTCTCGTTCACCTTGAAACCTAGGAGGTTCAAAAGTCGGAAAATCCGTGGTACAAGCATACGCGGGCATATGATGTCATCGCCGAATACGCCCCAGTTACCTGGGACGGTCGGTAGACTATCGGTAGCCAAACGTGTGCAATTGGATCCTCGACTCCATCGGGTCAGTTGAACACCCGATAAGCTCGCGACAGCGTCAACAACACAAGACATGATGACCGTCATAAGGGAAAATGTAAAACCATTCCCCATTGTGGAAATCATACCGAGTGCCACCTTCGAACCGTCCGGGAGAATAACCCCGGGACAGCGGTAACGGAGTAGTATGGTCCTAACCCACTTCGGGAAAAACTGAAGGAGGTGCAGACCGATGCAGTCCGAAGCTGACTCTAGATCTATTGTTGCGAGATCGTCGTGAGACGACCCTTGCAACGCCAGGAGTCGGTTCTTATCCTGTTGGTTAGACAGGTCGATGCCGAAGTATGAGCGTAAACCGCGTTCGAGCGAAGCAGAAAAACCTCTCTGCATCCACATGTTCGCGGAAGGCTCAGTGGCAATGAATCGCCCTTCGGTGTCCCTTTTTGGAACTATACAGCCTTTGCTTGAGTCTACAACCGCGATACCCTTCCGTTCACGCGCAAAGAAAAAAGCGTTACTGAGTGGTTCGGTTTGTTCAGCGGTCGTGCACAGCTCCCAAATGGGGAGCAAACCCTGTGTGATCGAGACAGACGAGTCGAACATCTTGTGTAGCATGTCGGTTTCTCTGGTAGCAATAGAAGCTCCAGGCCCGGGCATGCCTTCACAGTAATGCGCGAACGAGTCGTCGTGGATCTGGCCGGACGAAAGGCCACTATCGAAGAACTTATGGAGGGATAAAGAAAAATGCCCAACAAAGAGTTCATCGATAGACGTGGAAACGAGCTGGTCTGCCGAGAAACCGGTGCTATGGTTATTGGCAGAAACAAACTTCACTACGGCCGCCGTCGAGGCAGCTTTCGTGACTCCAGCATCGCCCTCAAATTTCCGGATGAGATTACGGGCTAGTAATAGCCCCGCGAATCGTCTGGGACAGAGGTCAGGGGTTGGCTCGAGTCCGTCGTGGACTTCGATGCCAGCGTCGCGAAGGTCGCGACAGACTTTTCGAAAGAGCGTTGTTGCAGTACGCATACAGTGCCTCCGATAACTACGAGAGCGAGAACCACCAACATCAGGATGAGTTGGTGGCGCAAGTGGCGACGGCGCATTAGAACACGCCGTTGATCAAGACATCGCCGATACCATCACCATCTTCGTTCACGAAGCCTCCAAAGAGGCTGAGCGCGGCGCGGATGGCGGCGGCGTCGTTGACGTCAGAGCCAGCCGGGACCCGAATAGATGCATCAATCAAGATGACATCGTTCAGGCCAGGGGCTGGCACAGTGCCCTTGACTACCTTGATACGGTACTCGTTCTTTCCGGTCGATTTCAGCGCCAGCCCGGTGGCGGGGACGATGCTCGGGGCCAGCTTAAAAGAAGCCGGGCGAGTCAACTCCACGTAGAAGGGCGAGCTAACTGAGTGAACGGAAGCACTTGACACATCCGAAGCAGCTGTCACGACATAACGGCGCGAGTTAACGCTAACCGCGTTGTCTTGAGCGACAGTGAACGAAGGTGCTGCCATGCCTGTTTGCGGGACACCCGTGATGGGCGTAATCACATTGAGAGTCATTTCGACTTTTCCTTGTAGGCTGCTTAGGGTTTAGAGGCTTTGACTGCAGCAATCAGAGCCCCAACGTTGAACGCCTGTTTCACAGACGGCATACCTAGCTCGAAATAGATTGGTGGCAAAGCCGCCGCTGACGACCGTTCAACAGTCGTCTTTGACGTCTCCGAGCTACCACCGTGGCAAGATCCCGCATATCCGACGGCACCGTCGTTCGACCAGCTTAGCCCAGACCGTTTGACCACCCAGGAGTTTCGTACTCCTTGGACAAGGTACCGGAGATAGGGCGAGGCAGGTGCACTACGTTGTCCGACGGACGCGAGG